TTCTAATACACTTAATTTATTATTATCCTGTGTCGTGAATTGAACAGGATAGGTCGCTTTTGTGATTGCAACCTGTGACCCTGTGTGTTATTATAATAAAGCCACCCCGGTGGCTGTTCTTTCACAATTCAACTTTGGAGAAATTGATATGGATAAAATCCAATCAAGTGAAGCCGTGTTTGTGTCTGCCCTCTATAAATTTGTATCGGAACAGATACAAGACCTTAAAGAGGGTCTGGAGATAAGTAATCTACCCAAATTCAATATGCAGAACAAGTATCGTAGGGGTGAATTAGACGCCTACACTACTGTGGCATACAAGATAGAGGGCTGGAGAGATGAATTCGATGAGCCGTATGCCGATATTCCTGACGTAGACGGCGACATCGAGTATCCCGCTGAGGTAACGAAAGAACCATCAGAATATGGTTCTCCCGCTAACCCCTCACCACGCAAGCGCAGTGCAAGAGACAGAATCGACAAGATCAACAAAGAATTCAACAAAATTCTTGATGAGCATGACCTACGTCGATTCATAAGGTAACCTATTAAGCCCCTACTTCGGTGGGGGCTTCTTTTTTGAGCATAACTGTCTTTTTGACAGGGCATAGTGAGATAGGCCTGTCAGTCATTCCATCTTGGTACTCATACTGTTTCTGTCGTGGCATCCTAAAGGATGGATTTTACAATCTCACATTCCCACGTTTTAATAGCGCCCCCTGTCATAGCGCCTGTACAAGTAGCAGTTTCTGTGGGTTTCGGGTTCTGCCATCCCCATTCTTTTCCAGCCCACTCTCTGGTTTTTCATCCCTCTACTATAGTAACAAACAGAAGATAACTATATGATTATAAAGGGAATGCTATATAAGCATTAACTAATATACTCTATTTAGACTGTTTAGACTTCTCCCTGTTTTGTTGGATGATACGCCCTGCATTATACCACCCCTTTCGGTATGCCTTCTTCCGGTCTTCATTCTGGCCGTACATCTGTGCCAGTTTCTCCTCGTCAGGCTTCTTCATGTGGGTATGTTATTCGGAGAAATTCTTCTATTTCTGAATTCATGTGGTCATAGGTTGAAACAAATATTTCATCAGCCCCTAGTGGATCAAGGGGGTGAAATATCTCTTCCATTCCATTAAAGTAATCAACAAATTCCCTCAAAAGTGAGTGTGCCTTCTCAGATTGTGTTTTCCAAGAACCTTGGTTGAAGATGTGATCGCGGCGGCTTGGAGAATCGAAACCTAAGATCCAATCACTGGTAACACCAACTTCTTGGGCGAAGGGTAACAACATATCGGAACTAATTTCGCCAGTTCGTTTCCAGTTTGAGAGGCGCTGACTGCTTACACCCATGTTACGGGCTATGGTCGCTTGGCGTTTGCCAGAGCATTTTATAGCCAAATTTATGCGTGATTTCCTTATTTCTTTACTCATTAGAAAGTGGCTCTCCATTACTAGGATCATCTTTTACCAATTCAAACTCAAGCATTCCAAACCATCTATCATCATATGACCAAACTGCTTGATGCCTTCCAAATTCATTGCCGACAATCATGGCATATTTATTGTCAACACGGTAGGGGTTATCAAGATGCTTGTGCTTGTCACTCCCAACATTGTGTAATAATGCTCGAACTAAATGCTCTGCGTTATCTAGCCTGATCTTGATATGGTTAATGACCTTGATTTTATTACCATCGTAGTCCTTAGATGGTAACCCATAGTGCATATCACAAATTTTGTCACCGATATCATACATAGTTGGTCACCCTGTCCCAGATTCTGGGGTGCTGAGATGGTCGTAATTACTGTTACAGCGTAGGCTACCAGATAATGATCTGGTCATTTTCTTCCCGCCGAAACCGTTTTTGGTTCGACTGGTCTTCTTGGTCTTGGGCGATTTGGCCCTAGTTGCGCCAATACTGCCAATGCTTCTCATGTTACTCTCCCTAATTAGTGGTGGTGGACTGGTTGAGCAGTAGTGAGCCTCCGCTCACTCTAGGTTGTAATCAAAACCTCCAGACAACCAATCCGAGTGGCAGGAGTGGCGGGATTCGCTTGTTACCCGCAAAAGAGGCTTGGTCGCCAACGGTGGCTGTTTATCCTCTTGACTACGCACCCACTCTGCGAAGAGTGGTGAGACACCATTAATGCCCCGGCGCTACCCGTGTGCGTCTGCTTTATCCCCCGAAGGTCTCGGAATTATTCAGCCACACTCCCTAAGAAAATGCCTTTCCTTAGTTGCCACTTGCAAGTATACCCGCATGGGCACCCCTGTCAAATATGATATAATTATGGTTCGAATAATAATAATAAGGAATGCTTATGAAGGTAACTAGAGAGAGAATATTACATTTTGAGAAGATGGCGCGGAATGTGTACCGCAGGGCTGTGATCGAAAAAAAGAAAACTGGCACATTCGACAAGGAGTACGCCCTCAACAGGACTTTGAACATAATAGACCGCATGAACAAATTAGCCGTGGCGGATTCTGTGAAGCGGGAATCAAAAGCCCATTGTTGGAAGGTCTATCTGGACTTACAGGCCATGTCTCACGACAATTCCATAAGAGATGAAAGACAGGTTGCATTCAAAGATGTATTGCTGTATATTGACGACATCTGGAAACTCCCCAAGCAGTCGGGGTTGCAATCAGCGAATGTGCGTTCCGGTGGGCTTGGGTACAGGTCTGTGAACTGGAACTACATTTGGACTGACAAGAAGGGTTCAGTTTGGGGCGACCAGTATTGGAAACCAACCAGCGGTAAACGAAATGCGCGTGGACAACTTCTCGATCTTGCAGACTCCGACTACTGGGTCTTCCGCGATGCTCGTAGAGAAAGCGGAAGAGATAGTTGAATTCATCAGGAGCGAACTTGAGGCTCTGGACAATTACATTGGCATTGTTCCACAGACCTATGCCGGATTCCAAGATATGGCAATGGGAATCAGGAGTTGCATAGATGAATTAGAAGATGGGGAAGACATTCTGCGTGGCATCGGTACAATACTAGAGCATAGGGAGCAAATTAATGAGTGAAGTATTGCCCGATTGGGCATTAAAAAAACCAATTGCCGGAAGCGACGTAGGTGGACATCCGTTGACTCCAGATATTCTCGCGCCGTACTTGAGAATAGAGAGTGAGCATTCCATCCGCTCCGCCAATGAGTTTACAGATCAGGTATTAAGTTATTATCTGGGCGAAGAGAAAACCGGCTACAGGTTACCGTGGCCTACTCTGGATGAAACATTCCGGTTACGCTCCGGTGAAAGCACCCTCTTAGGAGGTATCAATTCATCGGGCAAATCTTTAGCGTTGGGTCAAATTGCGCTCCAGTGTCTGACCCAAGGGGCGAAAGTGCTTTCAGTTTCATTAGAAATGTCACCACGCAGCCAATTAGTGAGATTGAATCGAATGGCCTCTACTGAATTGCGGCCTACCACTGATTTCTGCTTGGGGTTTGCCCTGTGGTGCATGGATAAACTGTACTTCTTTGACAAGGAAGGCACGATGAACATGGATACTCTGGAAGCGGGTATCCGATACTCCATCCACAATTTTGACGTAGACCTTATCCTTGTGGACTCCCTGATGACCATTTCCGGCATCCGGCACGATGACTACACTGCCCAAAAGGAAGTGGTGTGTCGCTTGGCAGATTTAGCGAGGGATTTGGAATGCCACATTATTCTGGTAGCCCACGCTAGGAAATCCCTCAGTATGAGTGATCAACTGGATCGCTTTTCAATCAGGGGTGCGGGGGAACTGACAGACAGACCAGATAACGTGTTATTATTACAGCGGTACTACTCGAAGGATGACGATGACCCTGATGTCGCGTTTTCTATTTCCAAGGCACGGCATTGGGATATGGCTGAATGCCAGATAGACCTGTGGATGGATATGGCAAGCATGAACCTTTTAATGCACGACCAGAAGCCAAAGAAAATAGATTTTGATGCTGGCTGTGGCGACGAGGAATTAGATGGATAGGGTGGATGAGATCGTGGTAGAATTATTAGCCAAAGAAAGAACTATGGAAGAGATCTACAAGGAATTCCGTATTTCTCGCTATACACTGAATGCTATTAATACTGGTAAGAAATTTCCAATGGAAGGGTTCCAATATCCCATCAGGAAACCAAATGCCCACCCTATTGACCCTGATTCAAAGTCCCAGAAGCGAAAGAGCAGAGTAATAGAGGAAAATGGGGAACCGGCGCAAACATACACCTTACACCGCCCTAATTGAGGAGAGCAATGAAAACTTTGATTGTATTATTAGTGGTTGCTGTGCTAACGGGATGTTCTTATTCCACAAGATTCCATGTTGGTAACTATGGGGTGTCTCACACAGCATCTGTAACCACCCACGAATTCGAATAAGTTTACTGTGGACAAGAACTGGAAACGGTTTGAGCGCAGGGTAGCCCAGAAGACAGGTGGTTGGCGTGTGCCTGTGGCGGATAGGGAATCCCCCTTGGATGTGGGCCATCCGTATTTAGGCATCGAGTGCAAGTACAGGCAAAAATTCCCTGCTATAATACGTGATGGTTACGCACAGGC